GATTAAGAATCCGCAATTAGTACGCCACCAATGTTAATCCCTACAGTACAAGCTGTAGTAGCACTGGGTGCAATTTGCCATTGAACATCTGTTCCGGCTAGATAAGCAAATGGATATGTACGTTGAATGTTGTACTGCTGAACAAAGGGGGTATTCAAAACAACACGTTTGATCAATGTAGCAGAAGAATTCAACACAGATGGATACTGCGCTACAGCCCTGTATGTACAGTAGTTTGCAGTATTACCTGTAAATGAACTGTTTGCAGTGAACCTTGTCAATTGCAAAGTATTGTTTGCTGGAACTGTGTACACCGCCATCTGTGAAGTACCCAAACTCACAGTACTACCATTGAATGTTGTAGTATTGATCTGTGCATACTCAACAGCACCAGATGTTGCAGCTTGGTTTTGCAGGGTAATAGTGCCTGTTGGCTGGACTGTACTAGACAATGCAACAGAAATGTTGTTGATTCTCCAATATGTTTTGGCGGTTATCACTCCTGTGCCAGCAGTCCCCCCCAATGCAAGAACTTCAGATATAGGGTTGTAGTTTGAATCTAAACCACTGATTGTAATCAATGCCCCAGAATCCCCAGCTTGGGTACTCGCTAAATACAATTGAGCAGGGGTAGTCAAAAATACATAGTTAGTTGTAGGAGAGTTCTCCCACATTGTCACAAACAAACCAGCCGTTGTGCCAGTTGTACCATAACCAAATATGTTTAAAGGCGTATGGCCAGCAATTTGACCACGCGCTACTTGTAGATCAAAAGGTTCGTATTTTGCTTGACGAGAAATGGAATTGTTACCGTCATTTCTGCCGGGTATTCCGTTTGCGCTTTGAACTGCCATGAATAATCTCCTTGATTAAAGACGGGGGCCGAAGCCCCCAGAAGATCAGTCAAAGTTACCGTAGGGGTAAGTTGTTGAGCTGCCGATGTTTAAGTCAGCCTGTGTATATCTGATAGTGATATTAAACTGACCTGCGGTAACAGACGTCAAACTCGTCACAGTCATCTTCAAAGTCACTACAACTTGCGAGAACCAAGTGGGTTGTTGACCAGGCTGAATGTTTTGAACGTCTTGCAAAGTACCACAAGCGTTATCCAACTGTGCGGCTGTGTAAGTAGCATTGGTACGACCTGCGGCCGTAATGGCCGCCATCGTTGCATACACACCAGCAGATGTGGCAAAGTTGTTGGAAATGTAAGTTTGTGTCGATGTAACAGCATTGGTTCCATCAGTAGGTGTTGTACCTTGATCCACAATCACATCAATGATGTTTGAGTTGTAAGGGATCAAAAATACTGCACCGCGATAGTTAGTACCGCTTGTATCCGCCGTAGGAGCCGAAGCTACTGTTGGGCCACTTGTGCTGTACACGCCAGACTGCGGAGTCCAGATTGTGCCAGTATTATTGGGGATGTTGTTTGAGCTTACAAACGTACCAGATGCGCCACCATAGTTGGTAGTTCCTGGAGTTGTAACTGAAAAATCTAAAAATGCGTTTTGAACTAATTCAACAGTTCCAGCATTACGCTGTGAACCAAATCGTTGTGTCGCGGCCAGAATTGGGCCTTCAAAGGTACTGCGTGCCATAATATTTCCTTATGCAAAAGAACTCTTGTTAATCGTTGCATCGTGACCCCTGGGCGGGTTGGCAACAAGAGAAAAAGTCCCAGACAATCTTGAATATACACTATATTTAAAAAGTGTCAATAAAAAAAGAAGGTTTTTTACGCCTTCTTTTTAAGTAGTGTCAACCGTTGACACCGGAAATGGTTTGCAAAAGAAAGGGGCCGAAGCCCCGATCTTAATTAATCATTTAAGATTAATATGAACCATAGATTCCCAATGGATCTGACCAGCCAAATGAGTAACGCTCACGGGCTTTGTAGCGAACGTTCCCAGTGTCGAAGTCACCGTCCATTGAATTTTGTAGCGGTGTGCGTACAAAATGCTTTAGACCGTTAGGCACATCGGTAGTCAAGAACCATGCGTTAGTCGCGGTCAAGAAGTGGTTAATGGTATATCCTTCAGGGATAGAACCATTGTTCTCGATAGCGTTAACGTCATTGTTGTTTGTGCCAACGCGCAATTTAGTATCGAGCAAACGGGTTGCAACGAACTGTAGTGCTGGTGGAACAATCAACTTCTTGGGCTTAGCGGCGATCAAAAGGCCACGCTCGTCTGTCCAAGCAGCTATCTGAATGACGGCATTCTCAAGAGAAGTCTCATTCAAATCAGCGGCTGTTGAGGGAGTGTTAGCATTTGTGCCACCATTCACCAAGGGGTGAGCAGAGTTCAACAAAGATACGCCGTCACCACCGACATAGGCACCGTTATAAGCATTGTTCAAAACTGCAGCAGCTTTGACTTGCTTGGTGTATGCCATAGCGCGAGCCAAGCCTTTGGTATAGCGAGCAGACAAGCTGTCGTACAAGTTATCTTCAATCGCCTCTTCAGTGATTGAGAAACCCAAAGCAATGGTTTCGTGGTTGTAACGTGTTGTCCATGCTTCCTGAGCATTGTCATAGGAGATGGCTGTGCCCTCGCCTTTGACTGGTGCAGCAGAGAAACCAGACAATTTAGTCTCTTCCTCGAATGAACGCTCAGAAGTTTCTGTTTCATAAACTTCTTTGTGCTCTTCGCCATAACGTGCATACTCTAGACCGAACAAAGCGTTCAATCCTGGGAGCAGCTCTTTCAATAGTTGTGCGCGTGAAATAGCCATGATTTAGCTCCTTAATTAAACGCCAGCAGTGTTAGTCATGCCTTGGAATGATTGATTCCATGCGACTAATACTTCAGGATAACCAACAAAAGCCACTGATGAACCAGAGGCCAACGTAACTGCACTGTTCACAGTAACAGTTGTTCCGCTTACAGTTACTACAGAAATGTAGTTACCTTGGGCTGAACCTGTACCTGTTGGACAAATCAACTGCATACCAGGTTGGATAGCAGTATTGGCAGCAGTCAATGTCACAGTTGTGCTTGAACCAGAGGTAGAAGCAGTAGCGGTAACGGAAACAGCAGTATCTTGCACCAAGCTAACTACACGGAAAGGCAACAATGTTGCAATGCGTGTGTTACCAGAAGTACCAGAACTAACAACTGCACCAGACACGGCCATAGCTGAATCGCCAGTTGTGGTATTACCTGCAGTGCCAGTAACGGCATACATATTAGTACCAACAAAAGTTTGATTGACATAGCCAATGGTAGATGCTGTATTGGACAAGGAAGTACCTTGAGCAACCACGGCAGCCTTGAACAATGTGCGTGGATCATCAATGACGTAGCCAACTGCGTTGTTAGACACAGTACTGGCTGGCCAATATTGACCACGAACTGTTTGGCTGGATGAGTTAACATACTCAGCACCAACAAAAATGCCCAAAGTACCAGCTACTGGAGTAGCAGGAGACGATGCGGCAGACATGGTAGTGGTAACAATAGTACCACCAGATAGTTGAACAATGTCACCATTGAACAAGCTTGTGCCGTAGCCAGAAGCGATAGCATACATACGGGTTGACCCAGCGTATGATAGACCACCGAACTCGCTTACAGCTTTAAACCCGTAAGGGGCTGGAACGATTGGATAAGCCATTTAGGACTCCTTGATTAATTACGACCGATTGAGACCTCTGAACGTCGCTCTTTGAAAAGCGGCATACGCGGGTCATTGTTTTTCATGAATGTATTATCAACTGATTCCATTTGAGCTTGGTTTTGCTTGTTGTAGTAAGCATTACGTTGGTCTATGAACTCAGCGGGAATACGACACAATAACAAACCGCCAACTTCAATATTGCCTTTGAATCGGCCTTCTTGAGTAGCGTGCATCATCATCTCAGGATATTCGTCAGCCTTACAGGGCTCATAACCCTCACGGAATTTAGACGAAATATTAGCAGGATCGGATGCGCCAATCATACTAATACGAACCCATCTATGAGCCCAACCGGGCCTATCGTTTGGTTCAGGGAGAACTTCTGGCGCTGTCTCTTATACACATCTGACGATGCCGACGAAGAGGATAGTGTAGATCTCGGT